GACGGTTCTCAAAACGTACGAGTAGTTATGCGATTTACTGCTGACGCTAAGTATGGTTTTGCTTCTGACGTTGTAACTTACGGAATCGTTAACTCGGCTAACTAATATAAACTAACTTAAAACGAGGGGAGGTAAAATGCCTTCCCTTTTTTGTTTAACATTAAAAATATAATAAAATGAGCTGTGATATAGCAAACGGAAGATTAGAAGCCTGTAAAGATGCGATTTCAGGACTTCTAAATATTTACTTTATTAACTATGGTGATTTGAATACATTATCTTCAAGCGTTGTTTTTGATGGTGATGATCAAATTACCACTTGGTATACTGCAACACAAATCAACCTTTACAAATATGAATTGAAAGGTGCAAATGGTTTTGAGCAAACTATCCAAACTTCAAGAGATAACGGAACTACATTTTTTGAGCAAGTATTGACTATTCAATTAAAGAAGCAAGACGCTGTAACGCATAAAAACGTTAAATTGTTAGCTTACGGACGTCCGAGAATCGTTGTTGAAACAAGAGACCATCAATTCTTTTTAGCTGGTTACGATCAAGGATGCGACGTTACTGCTGGAACTGTGTCTTCAGGAACTGCAATGGGAGATTTCAACGGGTATAACTTAACATTTACTGGAATGGAAAAAAGTCCTGCATACTTCATTGACTGCGCTGATGAGGCTGGATTGAAAGCTATCTTTACTGATGGTGCTGATGATGCTGAAATCGTTACCAATTAATCCATATATATCTTGCAGAAAGACCCTACCATTACGGTGGGGTTTTTTGTTTTTGGACAATTTCTAAGTTTTGGCGTTATAGATATATGATTGTACTAACAACAGATACAACCCCGCAAACATTTGTATTTATTCCGCGCAGTTCGACTTTTGATACGGTTGAAATAACGGACGATCAAACAAATGAAACGGTATCTTTAGAAGAATGGGAATTTATAGAGGGAGATTATTATTCAACTTTAGAAGCTGAATTTACTTTAGTAGAAAATCATTTTTACAATTTAGAAATAAAAAACGGAACTGATATAATTTACAGAGATAGGATATTTTGTACAGACCAAAGTATAGTAAGTTTTTCAGTTAACAACGGACAGTATGTTTCAAATACTACTGGCAACACATTTATAGTTTATGAGTAATATACACGTTTTAAATTTAAGTGCTTATACAACGCCTACGATTCAAGAATCTAAAAGAGATGCTTGGGTTGAATTTGGTGAAGACAATAATTACTACCAATATCTAATCGACAGATACACGAATTCTACGACAAATAACGCTATTATAAACAATATTAGTAGATTAGTATATGGACGTGGTTTGAGTGCGTTAGATGCGTCTAAAAAGCCTAATGAGTACGCCCAAATGATGACTTTGTTTCATAAGGATTGTATTCGTAAAATGGTTATGGATAGAAAAATGTTAGGACAGTTCGCTATTCAAGTACATTATTCAAAAGACCACAAGACTATTTTAAAGGCTTATCATATACCTGTTAATTTATTAAGAGCTGAGAAGTGTAATAAAGAGGGTGAAATAGAAGGTTATTATTATTCTGATAATTGGTTAGACGTTAAGAAATACGCACCGGTAAGAATCCCAGCATTTGGATACTCAAACGAACAAATCGAGATTTTATTTGTAAAGCCGTATGCTGTTGGAATGAAGTATTACGCCTATCCTGATTATCAAGGTGCTATTCCATACGCTTTACTTGAGGAGGAGGTCGCTGATTATTTAATCAACGAGGTTCAAAATGGATTCTCGGGCACTAAGGTTGTAAACTTTAACAACGGTGTTCCAAGTGAAGAGCAACAAGAAATTATTTCAAATAAAGTATTAAGCAAATTAACAGGCTCACGAGGTCAAAAAGTTATTGTAGCATTTAACTTAAACCAAGAAAGTAAAACTACTGTTGACGATATACCTTTAAATGATGCTCCAGACCATTATACTTATCTTTCGGAGGAATGTTTGCGTAAGATAATGTTAGGACATAACGTTACTTCACCTTTGTTATTTGGTATTGCTTCAAGTAACGGGTTTTCAAGTAATGCTGATGAGCTACAAAACTCAAGCATTCTATTTGATAACATGGTTATTAAGCCACTTCAAGAAGAATTATTAGATGCGTTTGATACTATCTTAGCTTACAACGGAATTTCTTTAAAATTATTCTTTAAAACGCTTCAACCTTTAGAATTTACAGACTTAGAAAACGCACAAACAGAGGAACAAGTAGCAGAAGAAACAGGAACGGAGTTAAGTTCACAAACTGATGCGTTAGCACAAGCATTAATTGACTTAGGCGAAGATGTTGATCCTGAATGGATATTAATAGACGAACACGAAGTAGATTACGATACAGACGATTTAGACAACGAAATATTAAGCAAAGAGCCTAAACAAAGTTTATTATCTAAGGTTGTAAATTTAGTTAGCACAGGCGACCCACGACCTAACTTAAGAAGCGGTCAGGATGCGGTAATTGACGGTGTTAAGTTTTTAACTCGTTATGTTTACGCTGGTGATACTGGAGGTAAGTCAGGAAAAGGCAGACCATTTTGTAAAGCAATGATGGGAGCAAATAAAGTTTATCGCAAAGAGGATATTTTAAAAATGGATGGGCAACCTGTTAACCCGGGCTTTGGTATAAACGGAGCTTCTAAATATTCTGTATGGTTGTATAAAGGTGGTCCTAATTGTTACCACCGTTGGAACAAACAAGTTTATGCAACATTTGAGGGTAAAGCTATTGATGTGAATGAGGCTAAACAGATTGCTGGACGTAAAGCTGAAAAATTAGGTTACATAATTAAAAATCCAACCTTGGTAAGTCAAAGACCTTTTGATATGCCAAATAGAGGATATTACAAAAAATAAAATGGCAGAAGTATTATTAATTACGAGAGATGACGTTGTAAAGTTTACTGCTATGAATGGCAATGTAGATACGGATAACTTTATTCAATGGATAAAAGTAGCTCAAGATATTCACATTCAAAACTTCTTAGGAACTCGTCTTTTAGATAAGATTAAGGCGGATATTGAAAACGATGATTTAACAGGTGATTATTTAAGCCTTACAACGACGTATATAAAGCCTATGCTGATACATTGGGCTATGGTTGAATATTTGCCTTTTGCGGCTTATACAATCGCTAATAAAGGCGTTTATAAGCATAATTCAGAGAATGCTACAAACGTAGAAAAAAACGAAATCGATTTCTTAATTGAAAAAGAAAGAAGCATAGCACAACATTATACAGAAAGATTCATTGATTACATGAGTTTTAACATGAATTTATTTCCAGAGTACAATCTTAACTCAAACGGAGATATGTATCCTGATACTAATAATAATTATTTTGTTTGGTTTATATGAAAAAACGGTACAATCCAAAGGAAGAAAACATAAAGAAGTTACAAATATATTTAAGTAAAATAAATGGCGGACGTAAAGATAAGTCAACTAACAGCGAAAGCGGCTACGTTAGAAAGAACAGATAGGATTCCAATAGCTGATTATAACGGTTCTACGTACAATTCTAAGTACGTAACAGGAGCAGAGATAGTACAAATAGCTGGTGTAAAATATAGTGCTTCACACACGCTTACTTTAGACGATTCGTATTATATGGTTGAGATTGACAGTTCAACTGCTCAAACGGTAACTATTCCAGCTAATGCAACTACAGCAATTCCTATTGGAACGGTAATTTATGTTTGTCAGTTAGGCACAGGTCAAGTAACTATTTCGGGTGCTGCTGGTGTAACTTTAAGAAGTTCGAATGCTGAATATAAGACAAATGGACAATATTCAGTTATAACATTAAGAAAACGCCTTACAAACGAATGGGTAATGTTTGGTGATAAAACTACGTAATTATGGCAAATAGTAACGGATGGGGTGACGGAGCAGCAAACAACGCTATTGGTTGGGGACAAGGCGCAAATAACGCTATTGGCTGGGGAGACATTCATGCTGATAGTTGGGCGGGTTTAACGGATATTTCAGGAGCTCCAACATTTACAGGATTACTTGACACTTATACAAGTGCATCAGCTGCTTATTCACTTAGAAGATTAAGCACGTCTTACACGGGTTCTTTAATTCGTGTTCGTAGAAGTTCAGATAATACTGAATTAAATATAGGTTACGATTCAAATAATGTTTTAGACGAAACTGCTTTAACTACTTTTGTTGGTGCTGGTAGTGGGTTTATAACTACATGGTACGACCAAAGTGGAAACGCAAATAATGCTGTTCAAACAACCGCTGCTAATCAACCAAGAATAGTAAATTCAGGAACTATTGATAAAGTAAACAATAAACCCTGTGCTGTTTTAGACGGAACAAATGATTCCTTTAACTTGACAAGTACAATAAATGTTTCTGCATCAAACTATCAATCGTTTGTGGGTAAAAGAACTGTTTTTGGGAATAGATTATATGCTTTAAGTGGTAGCTTTGGACAACAATATTTATTAGCTTTATTGACTGATAATAAATATTATTTACAATCTAAATCAACTCATTACAGGTTAAGTAATTCTACTGATACAACAACTGCTCAATTATTATTAACTGGTTTAAATGCGGCTGGAACAACATCAATTTATAAAAATGGTAGTTCCATTGCTTCTACTGAATTAACAATTTCAATTACAAATCAAATAGGTTCGATTGGAAATTATTTGGGTGGTAGTGGTTTTTTACCAACTTGTAGTTTACAGGAAATTGTTTTTTATAATTTAGATCAAAGTACAAATAGAACAGGAATTGAAACAAATATTAATACTTTTTATTCAATATACTAATGGAGGTAATAGGATATAAATACACGAATCAACAAGACGTTATTGATGCAAGAGAAACTTGTGATGCTTATTATGGAATTCCAGTTTCACCTGATGATGTAACACAAAATTGGGTTGACTATCAAACAGCAAATTTAGATACGCCATTATTTTGGTATATTACATTTGATGAAAGTTTACGAGTAGTTTTAGGAGAGCCTCAAACATTTGAAGTAACAACACCCCCACCTTTTGAAAATTAATTAAACTATGATACCTTTAACAAATCAAATTTTAGAATTAGTAAAAAAACACGGAGCAATCGGTGTACTTGCATTATGGTTAGGATATACACACTTTGAGGTGCAAGATTTAAAAGTCCGTCTTTATAACTGTTTAGAAAAAGAATCAGTTACAAAAGACCAACAGCAACCAATTGCACCAATAAAAGACACAGCCGTTATAAGCTACGAATCTAAAAAGAGAAAGCAAGAAGTATTACATTACGACGCACCTTAAAACTAAGTTATGAGCAACGTTAAAAGCTACACAGATAATCAATTATTAGCACGAGTAAAATCCATGCCTAACTACAAAAGTATTCCAAGTGGTTTATGGTTATTATTTGTTCGTTCTAATGAAGACGGTAACGATCAGTTTGACGATAAAGTTTATATTTGGATAGGTGAGAAATTTCAGTTCGTAACTTCATGTACTACAAACAAAGGAAATAAAGGAACTGCTGTTATGGAGGCTGACCTTTGGAACTACGATGCTTATTCATACGGACTTCACAGAGGTAAAATGGAGGCACTTAGACAACGTAAAGGTGTTCCGTATAGACGAGATTATACAAACGACGGTAAAACAAACCCTACAACAGAGATAAAAACGGATATTATTTACATGAATATTCACGGTGCAACTTACAATAAAGGCAGCCAACAAGTAGCTACTAAAATTGGCGGTTGGTCAGAGGGTTGTTTAGTTTTAAATAACAATCCAGACTACGAAAGAATGGTAAAAATGGCAAAGGATTACACAAATGTTTCAATATGTTTAATTAACGAATTTTAAAAATGGCAAAGAAAAAGATTAAAATAGATACAGATAACTTCGACATGGATTTAGAAAAAGACGGAGTAAACTTGAAAGTAGACATTGACACGAAGAACGTAGATATTAAAATCGTACGTGACGAAATAAACAAAGAATTTAATTTAGATTCTAAAAACATTGATATAGATATTAAAAAGACGCCCGACGGTGTCGAGGTGAAAGTCGATGCCCAAGGCGCACTTTGGAAGGCAATTGCTAAAAGAATAGTGAAATTTATTCTAAGACGTTTCAAAGTAGGAAAATAATTTTTTATATTTGTACGCATTTCATACTATGCTTTGTTTAATTTATGATTGACCCCTATTTCGGTAGGGGTTTTTTTATGCTCAAAAAAAAATATTAAAAAAAAATACTAAAAAGTTTGTTATATTAAATTTTTATATTAATTTTGGTCTAACAATGTAAGCGAACATTGTTTTTGTTTAACCATTAATCTTTTTTTTATGTCAGTTTTACCTTCTTCTTTTTCGGCTAACAAATTAGGATACAAAAAGTATCTTAATAACGGTGGTGTTTTAGATTATTCTTCTTTTCGTGTTTGGGAACGTAGAACACCAATTGAGATTTGTGCAGAAAAAATAGACCGTTTTCATGGTGCAATGCTATATGCTTATGATCAAGCTATTTACTATAAATCTATCGGAGATCAAGCAATGTATGAATTACATATGTATAATTTAGATGTAAGGTCAAAACAACTTTCTGAATCACACCAAGAATTGGATGCTTTATATAATTAAAAAAAAAACAAGGGGTGCGACTTGGTAACGCACATTTAAACAAAACACTATGAAAAAACGAACAGGAATTTTAATTAACTCAATAATTATTTTGTTGGGTGCTAACTACGAAAGTTATTTATTATTAGCAGCTGGCGTATTATGTTTATCTTTAGTATTAATTTCTAAAACTAAAAGAGATGAAGTCAAAAATTAAAAACGTGGTTAACACGTATTTCCCTCACCGTCCTAACGTAACATATTTAAAGCGCAAATGGATAACTAAAATTTGTCCTGAAGACAAAGGAGGATCATTCAACGAAAAGCTATACAATGATTATTTAGACGCTATAATAAATTACACAAAATGAACTGGCAAATAAAGAAAAAACGCGTTAAGCAAGTTAATGTTTCATTCGAGTGGACTGAAAAAAGCGATTTAAAGCTAATTTTAGACGATTTAATGC